GAGGGCATGTCCGAAAATCTGCGGCGTGTTTCGGAAACGTATTACCGCGCAGGGAATGGTGCGCGCACCAGGACCGTGGTACGGTGCCCGGACAGGAGACCACACCATGAAGACGCTGCTACACGACGCCGACGCTGCGCTCCGAGCCCTGAAGCCCATCCTCCGCCAGCATCCCGAGCGATGGCTCGAGTTCCAGCAGACGGGCAACGTCGACGCTTGGGAGGCCCACCTCATCCAGTTGGGCATGCACCTGCTCGAGGTCGAGCATCTCCGGACCGAGTACAACGACCAGCGGAGCAACTGCGAGAACTGGAACGGCCAGGCGTGCGGCAAGTGCGAAGGGTGCGAGTACCTGCGGGTCCGGTCGGCGGCTGATGAGGAGTGGCGCGACCACAACAGCCTGCGGCGCAACCGAGTGGGTTCCCGCTCTGCGTTGCGGCGGGGCAGCTACCACCACGCCACCTGGTTGGCGGCAAAATCGAAGGAGTGAGCCCGATGGCTGAACGACGACTGTTGGATCTGGGAGACGGCGCTGGCGCCGAGCCCAACATCAAGGACCCGGTGAGCAGCCCGGAGGACATGCAGCGCATCGTCCGCCAGGTGCTGTTTGAGGAGCGCGTAGGCATTCCCGCCAAGCTGCCCCCGGCCGAGCAACTGCTCGAGGAGCCGGACGGCAAAGTGCGGTACGACCTGCAGGTGCGCAGCCCGCGCTACAACATCGCCGGTGTGCTGGGCCGCATGTCCCGGTTGCAGTTCAAGGGCATGGTGTGGGAGACCCTGCGGTCCCACGCGGAGCGTCTCGACAAGACGCTCGGCGGCGCCTGGAAGCCGGTCGCCGCTCGGCTGGTGTACGGCACCCGCAGCCCGCTGGCACCCGTGGAGACCGGCGTGTCTCCGAATGCCATCGGCAACCCGACGCTGCGCGACGGCGAGGTGCTGGCGGGTCCGCAACGGCTGAAGCACGTGCCGACCACGCAGCGCGACCTGGTGCTTCACGTGGCCTTCGCCGAGCTCACGCAGGCACCCATCATCTGCCCCAACTACGAGCACAACGGCCGGCGCCAGGGCAAGCGGTTCGCGTTCGCTGACAGCGGCGGCTTGGTTGCCCGGCTCGGCACGGTCGACAAGCGCAACCGGGAGCACGCCAAGGAGATCATCGCCTGGACGTACCAGACCAAGCAGGAGGGCGTGGCCTCGGACCTGACCGAGGAGAAGAAGGCCAAGGCGGTGCAGTACGTGGTCGACTACGGCATGACGCTCGAGCAGGTCGCCAGGGTGCTCGAGGTCAACATCGCGCAGCTCGAGGCGCTCGGACTGAAGCCCGCCAAGCCCGCGCCGAAGCGTCGGCGCAAGGGGTCGCCCAGTGCCAGCGCGTGACTACCTCGTGCCGACCGAGCTCGACCGCGAGGCCGAGTTCGATGCGCTGTACAAGGACGTCCTCAAGCGCATGGTGCGCGGTGGCATCGTCGGGCCGCTCGACGAGTTCTTCGCCGACCAGGTCGCCGGCACCCTGTGGAAGCTGAAGCGCGCGGGCGCTGACGCCGACCAGATGTTCGCCGAGGTGGTGCTGCAGCGCAGGTATGCCGAGAGCCGGGCCAACGAGCTGGTCGAGGCCGACGTGCGTGGGCGCATTCAGGCGCTGCACCGTCGCAACCTCGAGGGCCTGATGATGGCACGCACCAGCCTGATGAGCAGCTTCGAGCCTGTGCAGCGCAAGCGGTTCAAGGCGCGGACCGAGGCCCAGCCCCTGGACTGGAAGGTGCACAAGGGCGGCAAGGCATGACGGCGCTCGGACAGTGCCCGGTGTGTCGGCTGTTGCTCGAGCGCGTGGAGGGTCGCCCGCACGGGCTGGCGTTGCACCATTGCGCCCCGCAGGAGCAGGACGGGGTCATGGGCCTGGTGGCTGCGGCAGCTGCCAAGCCCGACCTGACCATGGAGGAGGCGGCCACGGCCGGGGTGCGTGTGATGCTCGCCAAGGCCCTGGAGGGGGAGGAGTTCAATGCCGGCGCGTATGGCGAGCTGATGGCGGGGTTGGCCCGCCTGAAGGCCACGGGCGGCGATTCAGACGACGAGCTGCTGCGGCAGTTCTTTGCAGACGAGGAGTGAACAGATGGACATCGACATGAACCAGGTCAGCGCGCCGTTCCCGTACGAGGCCTGTGGGCGTTTCGTCATCGTGACGCGCATCAAGGAGACCTCGACCAAGTCCGGGCTGCTGTACGTGCCCGAAGCAGCGGCGACCGACGAGAACCGTGCGGTTGTCGTGAAGGTCGGGCCCAAGGTCGAGGACAAGCTCATCGTGCCGGACTGCGAGGTCATCATCGAGAAGTACGACGGCCGCAAGGTCGTGGTCGAGGATGTGGAGTACATCGCGTTGCCCGAGGATGAAATCCTGGCCGTGCGGAGTGCGTGATGGCTGACGACCCATGGTTCATGGAAAAGGCGAAGCTGCGATGCAGCGTCACCAGCATGGCGATGGGTCGCCTCGAGGTGCTCGCCGACCGGCACGGTGTAGGCGAGGGCCAGGTCGTGGACTGGCTGGTGCGTGCGTACAGCGACAACGACGTCGACCTCGTGATTGACGAGATGCGTGCGCGCGACGTGCTCATCCGCCAGGCGTACGAGGAGAGTGGCAGGTGCATCCCCTCCTGAAGGACGTCGGGCGTTTCACGCGCAAGCTGACGATTCAGGACCGGCAGGGGCGCATCGTCCAGTTCAACCGGCAGTCGCCGGAACAACTGAAGTTCCTGCAGTACTGGCAACAGCACCAGAACATCCTGGTGCTGAAGCCTCGGCAGGTGGGCATGACCACCATCAGCCAGGCGTGCGCGTTTCATGCCGCGTACACGGCCAGGGACCCCATCAATATCCTGACGCTCGCGCACGAGAGCGGGGCGTGCGGGCGCGTCAACCGCATGCTGCGCCAGTACTGGCGTGGACTGCCGCGCCGGCTGCGTGGCGAGCTCAGCATCGACAACGCCAACCGGCTGCAGTTGGCGCGCAACGGCGCGACCATGTCGCAGTACATGGCGGGCGGCCGTGGACAGGGTCGGTCCGACACGTACCACATGGCCATTTTCACGGAGATGGGACTGTACCCGCGTGGGTCGGCATCGGTGAATGGCGGCACTGACGTGGACCGAGACGTGTGGGCCTCGGTAATGGCCACCATCCATGAGGGACCGTACCGGCGCGTGGTGGTCGAGAGCACGGGCGACGGGCCCGTCGGCCAGTTCTACGACCTGGTCGGCGTGGCGCAGCGCAGCGAGGACTGGGGGTTTCTGTTCTACAGGTGGTTCGACTTCCACGAGTACCAGCGCACGCCGCCGGCGGATTGGAAGTGCACCGAGGAGGAGCTCGAGCTCAAACACCTGTACGGGGTGAGCGACGCACAGCTGTGCTGGCGCCGCATGAAGATGGTCGACGAGGGCATCACGCCCATGCGGTTTCGCAGGGAGTACCCGAGCACGTGGGAGGAGCCGTTCCTGCTGGCCGAAAGCACGTGGTTCGACGCCGAGCTGCTGAACAAGGTGCTGGCCAAGCTGCCGCCGGAAGCGTCGGCCGGGGCGCGCAGCACCTACCTGCCTGCCGAGCCAGGGCATCGCTACTTCATCGGGGTGGACACATCGGGCGGCACCGGTCGCGACTACGCCGTCATCGTGGTCATCCGGGACGACCTCGAGGTGTGTGCCGTGTGGCGGAGCAACACGACGCCGCCGCACGAGCAGGCGCACGTGGCTGCGAAGATGAGCGCGGAGTACAACGGCGCCGTCGTGCTGTGCGAACAGAACAACTACGGCAAGGAGGTCATCCAGCGCATGGAGCAGATGGGCACCAGGACGTGGAAGGACGAGCGCGGAAAGGACTGGTGGACGCAGGGCGGCCGAGCTGGGCAGACCAAGAAAATGCTGTACGGCTATGCGCGGCACATGGTGAATGACGGCATCGCGTGCTCGGCAGGTCAGCACCGCCGGCCGCTTATTAACGACGCGGAAATCATCCGGGAGCTCATCGTGGTCAAGGAGGACGCACGCGGAAACATCCAGGCGCCCAACGGAAAGCACGACGACCACGCCGATGCCTACACGCTCGCCTTGTGGTGCGGGCGCGAGCATTGGATTCAACGTCAGCGCAAGCCGCAGGGGCATGGCCGTGGTAAGCTGCTGCGAGCTCGGAGCATGCGGATATGACGGACGAGAAGGAGATTCTGCGAATCTACCGCCAGCACAAACGCTGGTACGCGCAGGTTCGCGAGGAGCACGAGCAGCATCGGAAGTTCTACAGCGACGACGCGTGGAACAGCCGAAGCAACAAGTCGGCGCTGATGGTGACCGGCGAGGGCGTGACCCAGTCGAGACCCGAGGCGCGCATCACGAAGACGCAGGTCAACCTGGTGCGGCCGTACATCACGAGCTTCATCGCTTCGCTGTACTACCGGGGCGTCAGGTGGCAGACGGCGGCGGACGAGCGCGTCGGCTCCCTGGACAAGGAGACGCTCAACAAGAAGGTGGGAGCCATCAGCGGCGAGCTCAATCGGAAGTTCGCGCAGGAGGACACCGAGGACTCTGCAGAGCGCGGGTTCACCATGGGGCTGCTGTACCGTGGCGGCTGCGCGTTCAAGGTGGGCGTCGACCAAGAGAACGACCTCGTGAACCGCGCACCGGAGGATCGCCTGTGGATTGAGGTCCTGCCCCCGTACGAGTGCGTGTGGGACCGCAAGACGCGCAACAAGCGCAAGCCCAAGTACATGGGCCACCTGTACGTCATGTCCCACGCGGCGGCGATGCAGGAGTTCGGTGTGTCCGAAGATGCGGCGACCATCGCGCTGACGGACGTGGTCGAGCACGGGTTCGAGACCAACGTGCCCGACGCCGAGCAGGACGACACCTATGTGCGCATCCTCGAGCTGACCGCGTTCGAGGACGTGCACACCGCAGGGGGCGCCAAGGCCCAAGGCGAGTTCACCGTCTGGCTGGTGGAGGACGGAGACCGGCAGGAGCGCGTGACCGAGCTCAAGCGGACGGCCACCCCGTACAGCTTGCCGGATGGCACCCCGCTGTCGAACCTGGTGCCCTTCATCAGCGAGCCGGTGCCGGACCACCCCCTGGACAGCTACGCGCCGGTCAAGAGCATCGTCGAGCTCAACATGGAGTACAACGTCGCGAGCAGCATGCTGGCCGAGGCGTTCCGTCGGGATGCGAACCGCATCATCCTGTACCTGAAGGACAAGGGGCTCGACGAGGAGGCCATCGCGCAGATTGTGCGGGGTGAGGACCTGGAGATGGTCGGCATCGGCGCCTCGACGCTCGAGGGCCTGTTCCGGCATCTGGAGCTCCCGCCGGTGAGCAACACGCTGCTCGAGTACCTGCGTCACCTGCAGGACAGCGTGGACCGGGTGCAGCTCATCGCCGACTTCGCGCGAGGCAAGGCCGGGGACTACCTGTCAGCCACAGAGGTGGCCAACCTGGTCAACTACAGCGAGACCACCATCGGGCGGATCCGCAAGCGCATGGACGCCACGCTCGGCCGCGTTGCCCAGCTCTACCTGCACGCGCTGCGCTCCGAGCTGAAGGGCGGCATCGACATCGACGTCGACGGCGAAACGGTCACGCTGAACAAGAAGGACCTGGAGCTGCGGTGGAGGGTGCAGGTCGTGGACACGGCGAGCACACCCGCCGCCGCGCAGAAGATGGCCGACCTCGCCGCCGCCCAGGGAAACCTGATTGACCTGGCCACGCTGATCGAGCAGGGAGGCGTGCCTGGCAAGATGGCCGAGGAAATCCTCACGCTGCTGGTGGGTCTGATGGACCTGCCGCCCAGCATGCTGCCGGCATCGCTGAAGGCTGCCGTCGAACCGCCTCCGGAGGCGGAGGTCCAACCTCTCTCTCCTGTCATCGAGGCGCCGCCTCCGGAGGCCCTCCCGCCCGGTGCTGGGTTGCAGCCCGGTGACATCGCCAACAGCCCGGAGGGTCAAGCCATCATGGCGCAGGCCGAGCTCGAGCAGCAGGGGATGCTCTGATGGCCAACCTGCTGACCGACAACCGGTTCCCCTACTTCAGCCACGCGTTCAACTGCGAGGTGCGCGACCGTGCCCACCTCAAGGCGCTCGAAAAGCGGTACGGTGTGCACCACAGCACCAAGGCCGACGTCGAGCGCGGCATCGCCGCCGTGGAGCGCGAGCAGCAGGAGGTCGAGCAGCGTCTCGCTGAAGGTGACGACCGGTACCGCAACGCGTGGCACTACGCTGACTTTCGGCGCAGCATCGAGACCGGTGCCGCCGTGAAGCATCTCCCCCCCGAAAAGCGCGCCGCCGCACGGAAGCAGCTGCTCGCGAAATACTGCAAGTGAGGACTCCCATGGACGACAAGGAAATCGAGGCGCAGGTCGACGCCGCTGCTGCCGGCGAGAAAGCCGCCATGCAGGACACGATGGGCCAGGCAGCGCCGCAGGCCGTCGAGACGCTGCAGGGCAACCGGCTGACCGCGCTGTCGGAGGCGGTCACGGCTGCCGCCGAGTTCCTGAGCGGCGGGCAGATTCAGGCCGCGCCGATGGACTACGCCGAGGACCAGGACCAGGTGCCGGCTGACCTGTTCGCGCAGGTGGCGGCGTTGGCCGCGCTGGCGTCGCAGATTCCTGAGGGCGAGGCATACGCGTTCGACCCGGCCGAGCTGCTGGTCGACAATGCCGGGCTCGCCGAGCTCGGCAGCATCATCGGAAAGATGGGCAGCGACAAGGCGCTGAAGCGGGCCCTGGCCAACGGCATGGAGCCGGACGCCGCGCCCGAGGAAACCGAGGAGACGCCGGACGACGACGACGACCTCGACGAGTACATGTAGAACCACCACAGGAGGGCAAACCAGTGGAGACCGAAGAGACAGCAGCAGCCCCCGAGGCTGCCCCCGAGACCGAGGCCGCGCCAGAGGCTGCCGCCGAGGCCGCGCCAGAGACCAACTTCTTGGACACGCTCATGTCCGACGAGCCGCCCGACAGCGTGCAGGCGCTCGAGCAGGCCGCCGAGCGCAACGGCACAGACTACAAGGTCAGCGCGGAGGCCTTTGAGCAGATGCCTCTTGAGGCCAAAGAGCTCGTCACCAACCTGCGGCGCATGGCGACGCGCAAGGCACAGGAGACGTCCGAGCTGCGCAAGGAGTTCGAAAGCCGGATGAAGCAGCTCGAGCAGGACCGCGTGAAGTTCGAGCACGAGAAGGCCAGCCTGCTGGGCATGTTCAAGGGCAACGAGAAGCTGAAGGCGCTGCTGCAGGAGCCCGAGGGACAGGTCAGCTACGACGCGTTCACCGAGGACGGCCGGCGCAACCTCGTGGCCAAGGAGGCGCGGGAGCTGTTCGGCGAGTTCTTCAACGCCATCGGCAGCGTGAGCGACGAGTACAAGGCGGCGGCGGACGAGCACGCCCAGCAGATTCGGCTGAATGATGAGCGGGCCAAGCTGACGGCGTTCATCAAGGAGACGCCGGATTGGGGCGACTACGCGGAGGCCACCAAGCAATACGTCAAGCAGGGGCTCCACTGGCGGGACGCGTACACGCTGGCAAGGGCGAAGAATCCGCCCAAGGCGAACGTCGACCCCATCGAGGAGAGCCGCCGCGAGGCCAGGCGGGCCAGCAAGACGGGCACGCGCAGCTCCGCCGCAGGGGCCACGCTGGACCAACTGGTGCGCAACTCCGGGTATTGACAGTTGTCCGCAGCCCGCGATAGCCTTGGGAAAACGCGGAGCGGGACAACCTCCCGGAGCTGGCCCCCTAGGGACAACCAGCGGAAGAGGCCCAGGCGGAAGCGGCACAACCAGCCCCTACCTCACTGGAGACTCTCATGGCCACGACCTGGTCCTTTTCCGACGAGTTCATCAGCACCACTGCGCTGAAGTACCTCGCCAATCAGCGACAGATGCAGGACCGCCCCCGTTGGGTTGCGGACGCACTCATTTCCGAGAAGATGGAGGACGGCGAGGGTCACACTCTCGTGGTTCCTTGGGACGTGCAGCGCCACAGCTCGAGCACGCGGATGATCACCGGGTACGAGGAGGTCAACCTCGACGTGCAGACGGTGATGAAGGCCGGGCGCGAGGAATGGGCGTATGTCGTTTCGCCGGTCGTGTGGTCCATCCGCGACGAGAAGCAGAACAGCGGCCAGGCGAAGAAGATCAGCATCATCGAGCGGCGCACCAAGGACACCGACCTGCGCATGCTGCAGGAGTTCGAGACCCGTCTGCTGGCCGCCACTGGCGACGCGTGGGCCGACCTCAACACGCTGAACGGGTGCGACACGACCGTCGGGTTCCTCGAGCGGGACGTCGTCGGCAGTCAGACCAACGTCGTGCACGACGTGAGCAAGGGCACGTATTCCGCGCTCGTCGGTTTCCAGAACCAGACCGGTGACGCCGGCGGCGCCGCCAGCACCAACCTGCTGGACCAGCTGCGGCTGACCAACCTGCGCGTCATGGACGCCACCAAGGACCCGACCAAGCTCAAGTCCTTCTGTTCCATCGCTGGCGCGAACGAGTACAACGGCATCGTGCAGACCAACGAGCGGTACACCGGCGAGGCGCGCGACGCCGCCCGGTTGCAGGTGCTCGCGGGTGGTCTGCTGTACCAGCCCACCAGCGCGCTGCCGAATGCCGGGTCGGACACGACCGGCAAGCCCTGGTCGTTCCTGACGCTCGACTGCAACGCCATCAAGCTGCACACCATGCCCGGCATGTGCATGAGCATGACGGAGTTCCGGGAGATCGACGGGTACCGCGTGAAGGCTGCCATGATGGAGTTCTTCGGGCAGCTCACCATCGACTACTTCGCCTCTTCCAGTCTCATCGTCGACGCCGACGCGTAGGAGTTCCCCATGTCCGTCAAACTGAAGTACACCGACACCGACGCCGCCGAGCAGAAGGTGCTGCCGGCTCCGACCGGCTCCGACGTCGGCACGAGCTCCTACTGGGACGAGCTGTTCTACCTGGACAGCGGCGGCACGGCCATCGCTGCCGGCGACTGGGTCGTCGTCGACATCACCTCCTCCGAGGTGGACGTCGGCCGCGCCATCAAGCAGAGCACGACCACGGCAGACGAGCCCGCCGTCGGCGTGGCCCTCGAGGCCATCGCTGCCGGCACGTGGGGCACCATCCGCCGCCGTGGCCTCATCAGCGACGAGGCCGACCGCGAGGGCGTGACCGTCAAGCTGACGGGTGTGGCCGATGGCAACGCCATCGCCACCAACACCACGCTCGGACAGGGCACCGTTGCCGCCAACACCGACATCAACATCGTCGGTGTGGTGCTGGACGCTGCCTCTCCGCTCGTCGTCGACGTTCGCTGCTAGACTGAGAGGGAGCCCTCCCCCTCATGCGCCCAGGGGGGGCTCCCAGTCCCTTCTGGGCGCTCCCGTAGGAGGGCAGCGTGGACCTGCAACAACTGCGTGAACGGGTCGAGCGCGAGATGGTGCACGCTCCCAATGTGCGGGCGCATCGCGACGACATCAACGAGCGGCTGAACGACGCGCAGGCGTACATCGGCGGACTCGAGCGATGGGTCTGGCTCGACCGTTTGTGGAGCTGGCGACTGCTGCCGCCGCTCACGCTGACCAGCGCCGACTACACGGCGGACCCGGCCGGGGGCGGCCCAGCCAAGGCCAGCACCGTGCAGTTCGACATGCCCAGCACCGACGGCTGGGAGTTCCAGGACGTCACCCTGTTGGCGGGGCACACCATCACGTGGGGCGGCAACGACTACGTCATCGAACGCAGTTGGGGCGTGAGCTCCGGACCGCTGACGCTGTTCTACATCGTGCTCGACAGTCGGTTCGATGGGACCAACCCGCCGAGCGGCGACATCGTGTTCAACTTCGACCGGTACCTGATGCCCCCGGACATGGCGGAAATGTACACGGTCATGTCCCGCAGCGACGACAAGGGGCCCATACAGGAGCTCGCCGCCAAAACCGAGGAGTGGCTCTACCTCAACCGCGACGAGCCACCTGGTGAGCCTGTGGCGTTCCTCGCCAGCCATAACCTGCCGCAGCCCTACCGGGACGACCTCATCGGCGTGCCGCTGAATGACCGGGTCGATGCCCCGCGCACGGCGCCGACGCTGACGTCGGCCGCAGGCGGCAGCCTGAACGGCGGCCAAGAGTATGAATACTTCTACGTGTGGGTCGTCGCTGGGATGATCTCGCCGCCAAGCCCCATCGCCAAGGTGACCATCGGCGCGGGTGAGGGCACGGTCGACATCAGCGACCTGGAAACCGCCGAGAGCGCGTACACGGCAGCGGCGTGCGGGCGCGAGCGGTGGATCTACAGGCGCACACTCGAGGGCGAGTGGAGGCGCATCCACACGCTGCTGACGGACAGCACCGTGACCACCTACTCGGACACCGGGCTGCAGCAAATCCAACAGGTCGACCTGTACCCGCGCGCCAACCGCTGGCTGCTGGCGGACGGTCAGTATCGGCACTATCGGGTGTGGCCGCCGCCGGTGACCCGCAAGGACCTCGAGGTGCGGTACCTGGCGCGCATCCCCAAGATGGAGGCCAAGAGCGACACGCCGTTCATGCCGCCCGAGTTCCGCAACGTCCTGGTGCACTACGTGTGCAGAGACCTGAGCATCCTTGCGGACAACGAACGCATGGCCACGTACCACGAGAAGCGGCTGAAGGAGTACCTCGGCATGATGCGGCGTCGAGGCCTCGTCAGCGACGCCCAGCGCCACATCCGGCGCAGCATGTTCAACCGACCAGGGCAGCGCCCGATTCCACTGGTCCAGCCCCCGGTGCTCCTTGGCTGAGGTACTGCGACGCATCCGCCCGCTGGGTCCGATGGATGAACGGTGGGTCAGCGACCCAAACACGGCCGAGTACATCAGCAACATGTACATCGGGTCCGATGGCGCGTGGCGCAGCTGCGGCGGACTGGCCGCGTATTTCACCTATCCGGCGCACAACAATCCCGTGTTCGGCCTGTACGAGTTCACGCAGCACGGCGGCGGCCGTCGCTGGACCATCGTCGAGCACGAGGACACGACGGCGTCGGCGCGCCCGTACAAGTACATCAACCTGTCGTACATCGACCATCGGGCCGACGACCTAGTCGACATCGAGACGGGACGGATGCGCGTTGAGGGGCCCTGGCGCGGCAGCACGTTCCTCGAGAACGACAACTGGGTGTACATCCTGAACGGCTACGACACCCCCATCAGATGGAACGGCAGGCAGAAGGTCGACGTTGGATTCCAAACGGCGCCGCCAGCGCCCGAGGTCAGCGTCATGCCCGAGAACCAGCTCGGCGGTCAGGACACGCACCCCGGCCTCGGCGAGCTCGAGGAGCGTTGGCGCTACGGTTGGGCCATCAGCCACGTGAACGACCTCGGCGCCGTCAGCCCGCCGTCGCCCATCACATTCGTCTCGGCGCAGAACGACGCCACGAGCACACCGGCGGCGAATCGACGCAAGAAGGGCGCGCTGATTCAGATGGGAGCCGCGCCGGCCAATGTGCGCGGCGTGCTGCTGTGGCGCACGGCGAACGTGCAGGACGTCAGCACCGTGGGCCAGCAGGGAGCCGCTCTGTACCTGGTGCGCGCGTTCAAGGGCGGCGGAGCCATCAGCTACGTGGACGGCACGCCCGACGAACAGTTGCTCGAGGAGCTGGACCCGGACCAGGTCGGCGCGTTTCCTGTCGGGGCGACGGTGGCCAAGCTGTTCAAGGGCACGCTGTTCGTCGATGGTGGAGCCACGTCGCCGACGCGATTGCGCTACAGCAGCGCACAGAACATCGAGCAGTTCCCAGACATCAACTACATCCCGGTCGGCAACGAGGGCAGCGGGCGCGTCACGGGCATGGTGGCCACCAAGAACGCGCTGGTCGTGTTCAAGGAACGAGGCATCTACCTGGTGCGTCAGGACCAGACGCGATTCGGCTTTCGGGCGGACACGCTGACAGAGGACGTTGGGCATCTGGCGGGTCCGAACGCATTGCGCGAGGTTCCAGGGCTGGGCGTGGTCTTCTGGAATGAAGCAGGTCCGCATGTGCTTCGAGGAGCGTTGGAGAACACGGGCACCGTGACCGAATGGCGGTTCATCGGTCAGGGTCTGGCCAACACCTGGCCGACGCGCGTCAACACCAAGGCGCTGCCGGCCATGCGCGCCGAGGTCAACCACGAGGACCGCGAGCTGTGGGTGCTGGTGCCCGAGGCCGGCGACGACCGGGCGACGCTCGGCCTCGTGTTTCACTACGAGTCGGGCGGATGGAGTGTGCGCGAAGGATTCGCTTCGCAGAGCATCACGTCGACCCGTGACCATCGCGGCGGCATCCTGCTCGGTGGCATCGCCGGCGGGGTGCGCAGGTACACCAAGGGGCAGAACCCGCCCAACCTGCCTGAGTACCGCAGCGCATGGCTGGACCTCGGCGGCGAGCGGACACAGGTGCGGCACGTCAAGCTCGAGGGCCTGACCGTCGGCGCCGAGCTCGACTTTGAATGGAGAGTCGACCGGCACCCCGTCGGGTACCAAGCGGGCCCGGAGGACCGCAAGGACTCGGACGACTACGAGCGGGTCCTGCCCAAGTGGGGGACTGCGCGGTTGGGCACGGACACGTGGTATCGGGAATACCCGAGCGGGGTGCGGTTCGACCTCTATCAGTGCAACGGGTTCACGATGCAGTGGCGCGTGCGCGGCAATCGGTTGGCCCTGTCCGGCGCCGACGTGCTGTTCGTGCCCTCTGCGACCCACTTCAAGGAGCGCAACAGCTGATGGCACGTGTGGAGGACCGCGAGCGGTGGAATGACGGCGAGGTGCTGAACGTCGACCAGGTCAACATCGAGCTCAAGAGCTTGGTGGGAGAAATGAACGGCCGCCTCGACCGCGACAATCTGCCGTCGGTGGACGAGGGCGAGTTCGTCGCGGACACCTTCAACAAGGTGATGCTCGTCAGCGGTGCCAGCTACGCCATCACCGACGCCAGCGACCCGCAGCATTGGCACACGGTCGCCTCTGGTACGCTGCTGTGTGAGGATGGCCGCTGTCAGGTCGAGGCCGTCGCTGTCGCCAGCACGGCCTGGTGGTGTCTCGGCGTGCGCGTAGACGGGCGTGTGGTCGCCCGGTCGCCGGTGTCGGATAGCGTGGCGGGGTTGACCACCCTGCGGGCATTTGGCGCGCCGCCGGTGGGACCCGGTACGCGGCGCATCGAGCTCGTCGTCCAGGTGGCTCCGGGGCTCGGAGTCGCCGACACGCTGACGGTCGGCAACCACATCCTGTGGGCCCGCTCGGTGGTGCGCTGATGGCCAGGGTCGTGTACACGCAGTTGCCCGTCGGCGAGGTGGCGACCGCTGCCCAGCTCAACAGCATCTTCAACGCCATTGCGACCGAGACGTCGGCCGTGGACGCCGAGAACGTGGCCGAGGAGGGCGTCGACAAGACCATCCTCGACGCGGGAACGACATCGGTGCGAGCGTTTGCGCCCATCAACCTCGGCGCCACGTCGCCGCAAACCCTGTCGACCTCGTGGGTTCCCGCCGTCATCAACAGCACCAACGTGCGCAGCACAAACGTGTTCACCATGACGTCGCGTGACCTGGTTCGCATTCGGGGCAGCCTCGAGCTGCAGACCGACGCGACCAATCCGGGGATTCCGGCGGGCGGTCAGATTGACGTCAGGATCGGTTTCTTCCCAACCGGCGGACCGGCCGCCAGCACCACGCCACAGGTCGGGTACAGCACCACCATCGACAACGCGGGGCGGATTCCCATCCTGGCCGTGCTGTTGGGCACCACCTACTCCAGCATCGACTACGTGGAAATCCAGGTCAGCGACCAGTCGGGCGGCGGCACCACGGTGCAGTTCGGCCGGGGCCAACTGCAGGCCACCATCTTCAAGGGGGTGCTGTGATGGGCATCACACCGAACACGTTCAGCGATGGCAACGCCATCACGGAGAACGCCGTGCGCACGGAGCTCGACCGCGTGAAGGGTTGGGTCAACGGCGGCGTCGTGAGTGGCGACATCAACAGCGCGGTGCTGGCGAAACAGCACGTGTACCGGACGGAGAGCTGGGGGTTTCCGAAGAACAACATCGAGGGTCAGCAGCAGCAGGTCGTCGAGAACGTGAACGGCCTCAACGAGGTCACCGCGTACCCATCGCTGCAGGGCAGTTCCGGCATCGTGGTCGCCATCGACGGCGTCGACACGCGCACGGTGTTTCTCGACCACCTGCTTGAGGATGATGCGTACATCATCGAAACGACCAGGGTGCAGTTGTTCGAGACGTCTCGGATTGAGGTCATGGCGAGCTGTTTCGCGGGAACGACGAACGACAACTCCAGCGCCGCCGATGCGACTGCCGGCACCCTGCGCCTCGTGTACAAGGAAATCGACGGCACCGCGAACGACTTCGCCGGCAGCATCAGAAAGATCTTGGTGTCCGACGAGTTCAGCGCGCTGCTGCCAGCCAAGGAAAGCTGCATGTTCGAGATGCTCGGCGACGTGCAGGCCTTGGCGGCGGGCACCTATGATATCTGGCTCGAGTACCAGCTCGGCGGTGCCAATACGGCCCTCGGTCAGGTTACGATTGCGCAGCCGATGATTCTCATCGAAGTCTTCGAACAGTAGGAGCGACCCATGGCTGTCATCCCCGCAGGACTACTTGCCGCCCAAGGCGTCACCGCTGCAATCGGAGCCGGGCAGACGCTCGCCGGTGCGCGGAAATCCGAGTTCGACAAGGCCAACGAGCAGCGCCTCAACAAGCTGCTCGGCCTTGAGGAGTCGGGCCGCATGGGTCTGACCGGTCGCGAGCGACAACTGCAGGAGCGCAGCCTGCTGTCGCCAGTTCGCCGAGCAGCGGCGGAAACGCGTCGACGCGCCGAGGCGTTGAGTGGCGGAATGGGCGGCAGCGGCGCCGACCTGGCCCGCCTGCGCGAGGAGGAAACCCGCGCCATCGCCGCCGGTGGTGAGCGTGCCGCCCTGGAGCTCGCCCGTGCGGACGCCCGCAAGGAGGCGGCGCAGCGGCAGGAAATGGCGCAGCGGCAGGCGATTCAGGAGCAGCGGCGGCAGGAGCGCATGGCCTCGCTGTTCGGCGGATTGGCCCAGGGTGCCGGTGCCGTCGGCGCGATGGCTGGCGGGGTTCCCGAGGTCATGCGTGCCGCCGGATTGTTCGGTGCTGCCATCAACGACACCAGCGGGCTGGACGCCCGCCTCGACGAGTTCGGGGTCGGGGAGCAGGGCAAGCAGATGGTCAGGCGCATGGACCCCAAGAAGCTGACCAGCGCGGTGAGCGACGCCGAGCTGTTCCTGCAGACGGGTGACGACGCGTTCCTCACCGACGACGCGCGCATGCTGCTCGAGCTGCGCGAGCGCCAGATGATTGCGGACGACGACAGGTTCACGCCGAGCAACGCCATGATTGACGCGGCCATCGACGACATCGACCTGCTGCTGCAACTGCAACGTGAGCGCAACCCCGTCGAGCGATTCTAGGAGACCCTGATGGCACTTCAGCAGATTGGCACGGCGGCGAGCAACGAGTTCACCAGCGCGCTGTACTACGCGCCGCCGCCGCAGCAGCCCATGAATGTGTTCGCGGCCTTCTGGAGCAACTTCCTGAAGGAGCGCACCCCGTGGGCCCGGCAGTTGTTCACGGCCAGGCTCAAGGCGATGGACCCAACCGCCAAGCTGCAGGCCTTGGTTGACCTCGAAAAGGAAATGACCAAGCGGCAGCAGGACCGCAACGACATGATTGAAGCGGCCATGCGCCAGGGCGGGAACCTCGCAGGCATCATCGTGCAGACCGAGGGCAGCCTGGCCAATCAGGCGAGCCGGGCAGCCATCGCGCGCATGGAGGCCATCAACGCCGCCAACATCGCCGCCAACAAGCTCAGCACGTCGCAGGAAGAGATTGCCCGGAAGATGCGCCCGCTGGTGGAAACCCTGTACACGAGCACGACCGAAGAGGGGTTCAGCAACGAGCAGTACGACACGGCCGTCGAGCAGTTGACGGAGCTCATGGCGCAGGGCGAGGCGCGCGGCAACACGCTGATGGAGAAGCAGGCGTTTCGCAACATGGTGTCGCGCGAGCTCAACCGCAAATTCGGGTACGACAACCCCAACCTGCGCGAGCTGAAGGGCACGCTCGGCATGACGATGGACGTGCCAGAGGACACGCCGCTGCCACAGGTGGGCGTCGACCGAGGCGCTGTTCGCAAGGCCTTGGACACGGCCATGGACTACGGGGTGCCGCTCGGCCGGGACGAGTCGGTGCGTGTGCGCGGGCCTGGTGTCGGTGCCACGACGACGACGACTGCCGCCGAGCCAGCTGCCGCCCCCGCGCGTGTCCGGTACACCGGAGCGCCATCGACGCCTGCGGGCGGGTACATGGTCGGGCTGCTGAACGACCTGCAGCAGGCATTTCCCGCCGCCACGCCGCTGGGCGTCACGCGGGCGGACATCGACGCCATCACGGACCCCAGCAGCACCATCGGCAACATCGGAGATCCGGCGTGGACCAAGGAGCGGGCGCGCACCAGGCGCAAGCGGGAGACGCTCGAGCGGGCCAGTACACCGGCGGGCGTCGCCGTGGCGATGGGCGCCGAGGGTGCCGCCAAGGCTGCCGCCGAGGACCCGCTGCTCGGCTTTCTGCGACCGGGCAAGCTGGTCGCCGACGAAACGCGCCAGAGCGCGGAAACGATGGCCTCGGCCAGCGGCTACAAGCCGCCGACGGTGATGGTCGGCGACGCGGAGCAGGAGGAGCGGGAGCAGGAGCAGGAGGACCAGGAGGACGAGCTCGACGCGTTCCTGCCTGACGACGAGGAGAAGCGCAAGCTGACGGTCGGCATTTCGGGCGGAGAGCTGGGCATTGGGATCCCGTTGCCCCGGTTGCGCAAGAAGAAGAAGCCGGCGGAGGAGTAGGCGATGCCGGTCCCGTACACGCCCGGCAAGACCAAGCTGCCGCCCACCAGCGCCGCACCCGAGCCGACGGGCGTGGTGCCGTACACGCCGCCGACCGGAGTCGAGGACATCCCACTCGAAGAGCGGTACAAGCTCGAGGAGTTCCTGCAGACGGTGACGCCCGAGGAGCGCGTAGCCCTGGCCGTGGAGGCGGGCGCACAGGAGCGTTCGGCCATGGCCATGGCGGGCGAGGAGGACACGGCGCTCAAGTTGGCGCGTGAGCGTTGGGGCGCAGCCAATCCATCGGCGCAGCCTGGTCTGATGGAAAGCGCGGCGCGCATGGTCCTGCCCAGGACGACCGTGCAGCGGGACCCGCGCGCCGAGCTGGCCACCATCGCCCGCTCCGAGCTCAACCCGCAGCTCGACGAGTACCTGATGAGCGTCATGGGTCCGGAGGCCAAGGAGGCACTCGGCGGCGACATCACGGCATACAGGCAGGGTCAGCAGAAGCAGGCCCTGCGGACGCTGGTCGACGTGGGCGACATCGGTACCACGGCATCGCGGCGGCTGCTGCGCAACACCGGGCCGGGCTGGGTCGCGCGCAAGAAGTTCGGTGACGAGGCCGTCGACGAGTTCCTCGACCAGTACCTGCCGGCGCCGAGCGAGCTGTTGACCCAGCAGCGCATCGACGCGGCGTTCCCCGAGGCAACGCGCGCGGAGCAGGAGCCCACGCTCGCCGGCGACGCGGGCGTCCCGCTCGAGAGCCAACCGCAGGCGCTGATTCGGTCGATGGGCCTCCTAGCGGCCTTGGGCCAGGAAACGGCGGCGGCGCTGCCCAGCGTCGGCCTGACGTACAAAGAGGCCGAGGGATTGGGTGCGCTCAACCGCATGGCCCTCGAGGCTGGACTCCGCCGCAGGGAGGGCGAGAGCGTCGGCGAGGCGCTGCGCGGGGTAGCTGCAGACGTCGGCGTTAGCCGCATGCCGCTGGCGCGCAGCGTGCTGGGCGTCACCCCCGAGGACCGGGGGCTGCTGTCCGAGGACAGCCTGGTGGGGCGCGACTGGGCGAGCAAGGTGCTGCTGCGAAGCATGCACAAGACCGAGCAAGGTGCCGGCCTTGCCGAGGACATCGAGGCTACGGCCGAGCTGTTCACGCGGCAGATTGAGAATGAGCTGCCCGAGCTCGCCGAGAACGAGCGATGGCAGGCTGCCAAGGAGCGGGCGCACACCTATGCGTGGCGCATGGGTCTCGCGGGGGACCTCGCCGTGCCGTGGGAGGCACCGATTGGCAAGGGTGCGAAGGCGGCGCGTGCCGTTGGCAAACTGGCGAAAGCGACAGGGCAGAGCAAGGCGGCGGCGGCGGGGCACATCCTCGGCGGCAACCGGCTCGACGCGCCAGACATGCAGGCCCAGGCCGTGGCGGCCCGCCTCGAGGGCGGCAAGGAGACGGTCGACGACATCCTCGAGGAGCTGCCCGAGGACCTGCGCGCCGCCATCGACGACCTGATGGAGGTCGAGGCGCCGCCGGTCGAGGCGCCGGACCTGACGATGCGCACCCCCGCCGTCGAGGCGCCGCCGGTCAAGCCCGCGCCCGAGCCGCCATCGACCAAGCGGCCCGGCGAGGTCAGCACCATGCGCGAGTATCGGGAGCAGCGCGCCAAGGACATCGTGCCGGCGAAGGAGGCGCCGCTGCCCGAGCTGGACCAGCGCGTCGCGTTCATGGGTCGGGCCCCGGACAAGGTCAGCCCTCGCAAGGTGGAATCGTGG